GAAATGGAATATGTTCAGTTAAAGATTTGTAATTGTAAGCCAAAATCTTCATTAGAAATTGCATTTGCTTCTGATAGTATTACAAAGCTTACAGCAGAGTTTGACTTATTCCCTGATGAAAATAATAAAATGGCTGAATTTACTATCATTGAATAATGAGGTGTAATATGAAACCAAATAATTTAAAACTAAAATATTCATGTCCAGCACAATGCCCTCAAGATATCTTTATCAATAAAGTTTATTCTTTAAATAAAGATGACAAGGGTTTTTATTTTTATACAGATACTTTTACTCAATATGCTGATATTGAATATATAAAAATGCTTTTTACTCCCATAGACTGTAATTGGGAAGAAGTATTGATAGAAGAGATAGAAGCACCAATAGTTGAAGAAGAAATAAAAACTTCTACAAAAACTAAAAAATAGCTACATAAAGAAGGTATGAGCATAAATTTGTTTATACCTTCTTTTTTAAACACCAAATAAAACTGTGATTTTAGATAGTGGATAGAAGAGGAAAAGAAGGATGGCAAAAAATGAAGGGAAAAAGTTTGAAGAAGATTGGAAACAGTCTTGTGATAAAGTAGAAAATTTATTCTGCTATAGATTTAGAGATGGGACTAGCTCATGGAATAATGGTGGCAATACAAGATTTCAAGCAACCAATATTTGTGATATGGAAATATTTTATAAAACTAAATTAGTTTTACTAGAATTAAAAAGCACATTGGGGACTTCGCTTCCTTATGGAAATATAAAAGACCATCAAATTACAGATATGAGTAAAGCATTAGAAACTAAAGCAGAAAATATTCATGTTGGGTTTTTAATCAATTTTAGAGATTATGCAGAGACATTTTACATGTCCATTGAGCAATTTAATACATACAAAAATAACACAGAAAGAAAATCTATACCTATTGAGTTTTGTAGAAAGAATTGTATTCAAGTGAAACAAGAACAGAAACGAGTTAGATATAGTTATGACATAAAAGAATTTATAAATAAATTATAATTAGAATAAATAAAAAATATTAAGGAATAAAAGGAGAAAAAAGAATTATGGGAAAGAATACTAAAATGAATTTAGGAACGCTTAAAACATTAGAGAATAAGAGATTTACAACAAAGAAGATTATCGTGGATAGTTATGAACTTGAAGTCGATGAGCATTTTAAAAATACAAAGATTGTTTCATTATTGCAGGAATTTATGAAACAGACAAATTATGCTAAAGAAAATGATATGGAAATTGATGCTTTAACTTATACTACTATATTGATTTTAAAGTACTTTACTTCAATGGATGTGCCTGAAGAGTATGAAAAACAGATTCAGATGTTGAGTATTCTAACTGATTTAGAATATCAGGGTGAGAATTATCTTAATATCATTCTTTCAGCTTTTGATGAAAATGAGATTAATAAGTTAAATACAAAGATGAAAGAATATGCTGAAAATCTTACTAAATTAGTTGAGGAAATAAATAAGGAAAAAGCCGAAGAATCAGAAGAAGTTATTACTGAAGAAGTAAATGAAGTAACAGAATAGACCACATAAAACAGCTATTTTAAATCAAAACGTGAGAATAGAGACTGGGTGAAAAATCCAATCTCAATTCTCTGAATTTTGGTTACTTGTGGATGGTGAAATCCACATCTAAATTATGACATAAATCGACAAATTTAGCCATATAAATTTATTGGTAAGTTTTGGTAGTTGTTTTGAAAATAAAAGTAAAGTGAGTTGATTATAAAATGCAGTTTAATAATCTGAAAGATTTAGAAAAATATTTGCAAATGCAAATTAACGAATCATTAAAAACCGAAGTCGCTAAAACGGTCAAGGATGAAATTGCTTTAGCTGTTGACAGAATTATATATGAACCAAATCAGCCACGAGTTTATGAGAGGCGTGGAATAGGCTTACAAAATGGTGGATTAGCTGACCAAACACAAATGGAAGATGTATTAGAAAGTAATGGAGTTTTGGTAGTAACTAATAACGCTCAACCTAAAGTAACTGGTGAGTATAATGGTTTAGATAGTGATAAGAGTCTTGCAGAAAATATTGTTAAGGGGTATGGTTCAAAAGATAAATGGTGGAATGAACCTAGAGATTTTATACAATCTGCAAAAGAAGAAATGCAGGAAACTAAAAGTCATGTTCAGGCATTAGTTAATGGGTTAATTGAACGTGGCATTGATGTCGATGGTAAGAGTTTTAAGTAATCTAACTAGAATAAATAAAATTAAAAATCGCAGAAAAGTGGAGCATCTTAATGGTGTTCTATTTTTGTACGATTTTTTAGTACATGAAGCATGGATAGGTAAGGAGTAATTAACCTTACTGATAAGTTACAACGCCTTAGTAACTTCCATGTTTTTATTAATTTGGGGCGAAATGTAAATAACGTAGATGACGTAGATATGAAAGGCGGTATTTAAAGATGCCAAGTAAAATTAATTATGAAGAAAAAGTATTAGAAATTGAAGAATTATGTAAAACAAACGGATACATACCATCAACAAGAGATTTAATGGAATCAAAAGTGTTATCAGACTTTAGAAGATTGAATAAGTATGTTCAAAGTAAGGGATACGATAATTGGCAAGATTACTTTAGGAATTTAGGATATACTTCTTCAATTGAGAAAAAAGACGATTTAAAAGTTGGAAATAAATATGTAAGAACAATAAAATTAACATTAGAAGATTTGAAAATATTATATAGAGAATTTAAAGATAAATATAAAAAATTACCTACAAGCATAGATTGTAATTCAAGACAATATAATTTGCCTACATGGGACATGGTATCCAAAATATTGAAAGAAAACAATTCAACACTTAATGACTTTTACATATCTCTTGGTAAAACAGACATTTATTCTGAAGAGTATTTAATAGAATTATTAAAAAAGTATATAGATAAATATGGAATCCCTCATAGTAAAAGAAGCTCTTTTGGAACGAAATATGGAATTCCTGCTTATAAAACTTATGCTAGTTATTTTGGAGACGATTTAGCACATATAATTGAATTAACTGGATTTCAACTTACAGAAGAAGAAAAATATAAAATACAAACAAGATGTAGAAAATCAGAAAAATCAAAAGATGAAATTATTAAAATTGTATTAGATATGCAACGTAAAATAAATAAACCTTTAATGTATGATGATTTTAGAAATCCTACAAAAGATACTATTGGCATTACAGAAATTAAAAAATATTTTGGTAGTATGAATAAAATGAAAGAAGAACTTGGATTAGAAATTATTCAAGAAAATATGTATGACAAAGTTAAATCAAAAGATGAAATGTTGAGTGATATGCAGAATTTTATTAATGAATTGGGTCGAATTCCTACTTCTGATGAAATAGATTCTAACAAAAATATACTTAATGCTTGCACTTATTATAATTATTTTGGTGGTATAAATAATGTGTTTTTACAATTAGGATATACTCCAAATAAAAAATTAATCTCATTACATATGACAGATGACGAAATAAAAGAAATATATAAAGATTTTATTGAAGAATGTGGACATACACCTGCTTTTGATTATTGTAAAGATATTTATAAATTACCAGCTCCTATAACAGTATTAAGAAGATTTAATTGTACTTGGAACGAATTTATAATAATGCTTGGATTTGAACCCAATGATGCTTTTAATCGTGGAGTAATATGTTATGCAGATGATGGAACACAATGTTTATCATTTCAAGAATATATAATACATAATTATTTATTAAAGAAAAATATTACAATAGAAAAAGAATATTTTTATAGAGACTTAACTGAAGAAAATAAATTAAAAGAAAAGTGTGGATATAAAAGATTAGATTGGAAAATTCAATACAATAATCAACAATATTATATTGAAAATTTTGGATTATATGGAAATGCCACATATGATAAACGTCATGATTATAAATTGCAGTTAGTAAAAGATTTAAATATTGAATCAAATTTTATAGCTATCTATCCAAAAGATATTAGTAAACTTGATGAAGTGTTTAGTTTTTTACAATAAAAATAATAAAGGGGTTGAAGTTTATGGCAGAGACAGCAAAGAGATTACCTGAAGTTACAGATGAACAATGGGGTAAAGTAAATAAATTTAATCGTGAAATTACAGAAGAATTTTTACTAGAATCTACTGAATTATCACCTAAAACAAGAGTACAATATGCATCCGCATTAAGAATATTCTTTTGGTGGGTATATGAGAATTGTGATGATAAATCAATATTAGAGATTAAAAGTAGAGATTTTCTTAAATATCAAAATTTCTTAGTTAGAAGAGGTCTTTCATCTTCAGGTGTAAGATTTAAAAGAGCTTCAATTAGTTCATTAAATGGATATATTATGTTGTATTACGAGGATTTGTACCCTACGTTTAAGAATTTTATCACCAAAAAAATTCCAGCTCCAGCTCATAATGAAGTTCATGTAAAACAACCTATGAATGATGAGGAATGGCAATTACTATTGAAAACTTTAGAAGAACGTGAGGAATGGCAGAAAATAGCATATTTATTATTTACATATTCAGCAGGATGTAGGAGAGCAGAGTCAAGACAGATACTTAAAGAAGTAGTGGATTATGAACCAACTATAAAAGAAAAGATAGTTAAAAATCCTGATGGGACTGAAGAAACTAAAAAGGTTATATTTTATCAAACTCATACCGTTCGTTGTAAAGGAAAGGGAGATGTTGGTAACGTTAGAAAATTAAAGTTCTCACAAGAAGCTATGGATGCAATTAAAAAATGGTTAGAAGTTCGTGGTGAAGATGATTGTCCTTATGTATTTATTGTTCATTATCAAGGACAAATAAAGCAAGTTTCAGAAGGAACTTTTAATGATTGGTGTCGAGGTGAATTTTCAGATATCGTGGGTAGACGTATTCATCCCCATCAACTTAGAGAAAAACGTGCAACTGATATGGTGCTTTATGAAAATAAGGATATAAAATCTGCTCAAGCTTTATTAGGACATAAACAATCTTCGACTACTGAAATTTATGTTATTAGAGATGATACTGAAGATGTTGAAGACGCTTTTATTTAAATTTAATTGTAATAAATAAAAAAGATTAAATATAGTGTATTGACATATATTATCTAAAGTAGTATATTATATATAAGCAATAAATATAAAACATTTAAACAAATAACCATTAAATGGAGAATTTTATATAACAAGAAATTTATTCAATGAAGGATTAATTGGTGAATTTGAACATTAATACATTAATTATCCAACGAAAGTTGTAAATCATTAATTATTCCAGAGTAAACTGTAAATCTGCTTGTCAGAGCAACTAAACTGAACGGCATCTGGTATATGTGCTTGAATATCTTTAGATATATACCATTAATATATAAGCGTGATGTAATGGTAACATGGTAGTCTCCAAAACTACTCATTTTGGTTCAAGTCCAAACGTTTATGCCAGATGGAACGTTCTTTTGAAGTTTATTAACGCATCGCAACGATAACAATAAAACTTTAGTATTTTACATATTCTAGGCTTTAAATAAATATGTTGGCTAATAGGAAGAGACTATTATACATATCTAACTTAGAGGTTAGAAGATTATATTATCTAGTAGATTTACCAAAATCTATATTGGGTAGACAATGCATCTTAATTGAAGTAAGTCAGGCTACATTTTCTATGAGCATCAGAGTAGGTGCTACGGCTTGTGGTTAGCAGAAAACCACGAATCAATGATGTTGAGATTCAGACATATCGTTAAACTGAGAAAGTACAACTCAAAGTCCATGAGTTCGATACAACGTTAGAGTGGATAATACATCAAAATATATGATACATTAGCTTAGTTGGGAAAGCACTTGACTTTTAATCAAGGGAGCATGAGTTCAAGTCTCATATGTATCACCATAAGTTAATTTAATATAGCAATCAGACAGAGTAGCTATCTGTTTGATATATTTGAGAGATAGTGCTTACTCCTAACGGAACTATCTCTTTTATAACATTGTTAGGAGTTATTGAATAATAAATAAAAATATTTAGTAATTTAGTTAGGAGAAAAAGATGGGTAAAAATAATAAGAAATATACTTATGAAGAAGTAAAGAAAATTATTGAAGATAAAGGATATGCATTAGTTAGTGATAAGTATTTAAATAACAGAACTAAATTGATTTTTAAAGATAAAGAAGGATATTTATATTTTTCTGTATTAACTAGATTACAACAAGGAATGACACCAGAAAAATTTCATATATGTAACCCATATACAATTCATAATATCAAACTATGGTGTGAGTTAAATAATAAACCATTTATTTTAATATCAGATGATTATAAAGGAAATAATATTAAAATGGATTGGAAATGTCTTAAAGAAAATTGTGGAGAAATATTTAGAATTGGATGGAATGATATATTAAGTGGAAAAGGATGCGGAGTTTGTGTAGGACAACAAGTAGTCTTGTCAAATTGTCTAGCGACTAAAAATCCAAAACTAACTAAAGAATGGCATCCTACTAAAAATGGAGATTTAACACCTTATGATGTAGGTGTTGGATATGAAAAAACTGATATTTGGTGGCAATGTAGAAACAACCCTAAACATGTTTGGAAAGCAACGATTTCTAGTAGACATATACAAAATAATGGTTGTCCTTATTGTAGTGGTAGGTCTGCAACAATAGAAAGAAATTTATTAATTGATAATTATGATTTATGTAAAGAATGGGATTATAAGAAAAATAAAAATAAACCAGAAGAGTATCTTCCCAATAGTGGGAAAAAGGTATGGTGGATATGTCAAAAATGTGGCTACAATTGGAAAGCATCAATTGGTGAAAGAAATAAAAGAGAACGTGGATGTCCTGAATGTAATAAATCTAAAGGCGAAAAACGAATTGAAAATTGGTTAAAAGAACATGATATTTATAATGAACCTCAAAAAACATTTAATAATTTAATTGGAACTGGTGGTGGATTATTATCTTATGACTTCTACTTACCAAAACCATACAATATTCTTATAGAAATGCAAGGACAATTTCATGATGGTAAAGCTAATGAATTTGTTAAAATCAATCTCAAGAAGCAAAAAGAGCATGACCGAAGAAAACGTGAGTATGCTCAGAAGAACAATATTAAACTATTAGAAATTTGGTATTGGGATTATGATAATATAGAAGAAATCTTAAAGAAAGAATTATTAAACTTGATAAATATTTCAGTCTAATTGTAGTAATTATCGAATAAATAATATATAATGTAAAATAATTACATGAATATATTAAGGAGGTATTATATGATTTTTATAAAAGAAGACGGTCAATATATTATAGTTCAATGTGAAAAATGCGGAACAGACCATCGAAAACATAAAACAACTTTTAAACAATATGGAGATGAATATCATTTTAACCCACCAATTAAATGTGATTGTGGAAATGTTGATAATATTGCACATAAAGAATCAAATTACAGGTGTATAGATTACACTAATACACCGTCAGACTTAACATGTCCTCATTGTGGTTCTACTCAAGTTCAAGCTTTTAAAAAAGGTTTTGGTTTAGGAAAAGCCGTAACTGGTGGCGTACTCTTAGGTGGAGTTGGTTTATTAGGTGGTTTTGTTGGAAGTAATAAAATTATGGTTACTTGTTTGAAATGTGGAAAACAATGGCAAGCGGGAAAGTAATTTATAAAAATTAGATATATAAAAATAATTAGTGAAGACGTTTTAAAAACGTCTTTTTATTATATAAAAATTAATTAAAATAAATAAAAAATATTAACGAGGGCAGTATTCATACTCCCTCTTTTTTGATGTCATTTTTAAGAAAAGAGAGGGGAAGTGAGTGATGTGGATTCATTAAATATCAAAATAACTGCCCAATTAAATCAGGCAACATCCACAGCGAATATTGAAAAACAATTACAACAAATTCAGGGTAAATTAAATTTAAAATTAAATCTTAATACAAAACCTTTACAAGAATCCCTATCTAAAATAAAAGATAGTCAGGGAAATTTATTAAAAAAAGTTAAAACAACTAAAAATGAATATGGTGAAACCGTTCAAATTATAGACAAATTAAATAAAAAAACTCAAGAATGGGAACAAACCAAAAAAACCAGTACTAATAATAATGCAGAATTAAAATATTGGAAAGAAGCAGACAAACTAGCTAATGACTATTATAAAACATTAGATAAAATAAAAACTCCAATGCAAAAAAAAATTGAAGATGCAACTGGAGTTACTGCATTTGACCAACGTAATATTCAAAATGCAAAAACATATCAAAGTGTTTGGGATAATATTGGCACAGAAATTAAAAGAGCAGAGCTAGAACAAAAGAAACTTGAAGAATCTACTAAAAGATTAAATTATCAAGCTCAATCAAAATTAGCACAATCTAAATATAATTCTACAAATCAATCTTTTTTCAATAATGGAACTTTTGATACGAAAGCTTTTAATAAATCTATTGGAATTGGACAAACAACAGGTATTAAAGCACAAAATTCTGCTTTAGTTGAATTATTTAATAAAGCTGATAAAGGTAGTCAAGGATTTTCAAAATTAGAAGATAAAGTAATAAAAACTAATAAAGCATTCAAAGATTCTTCTAGTGCCACTGCAAAAGCTAGTAAATCAATGGCAGATTTAAATAAAACCACTGAAAAATCTGCTCAAAGTATGAGTAGTGTTTTAGGAAAAATCGCAAAATGGGGTTTAGCAACAACCGCTATCTATGCTCCAATTAGAGCATTTAAAGATGGTATAGAAACCTTAAAAGAATTAGATTCACAGTTAACCGAAATAGGAAAGGTAACAAATTTAACAAATACTCAATTAGCAAATTTAGCAAAAAATTCTTTTCAAATTGCAAGTAATTATGGTAGAACTTCTCAAGATTATTTATCAGGAATTGCCGAATTTAGTAGAGCTGGCTACGACCAAGCAAGCGGTAAACTATCGGAGTTGTCTATCTTGGCTCAAAATGTAGGTGAACTTACATCTGACCAAGCTAATAAATTTTTATTAGCGACAGATTCAGCGTACAAATATGCAGGTAGTCAAGAAAAATTATTAGCTGTACTCGATGGAGCTAATCAAATAGATAATAAATTTGCAACTTCAATATCTGCTATTTCAGATGGTATGACAAGAGCAGGTTCTATAGCTTCAAATTCAGGCATTCAAGTAAATGAATTGGCTTCAGCAATAGGTGTCATGACGGCAAAAACACAAAGGTCTGGTTCTGAAGCTGGAAATGCCTTAAAAGGAATTCTAATGAACATCAGAGCTGTACATGGAGGTTTAGATAACGGTGAAGTAATTGACGATGCATCTATATCTAAATCTGCTGATGCTTTAGCTTCTGTAAATATTAAAGTTCATGAATTACGAAATGGTGTTGAAGAATTAAGAAATCCGATGGATGTTCTCAAAGAATTATCTGCAAAATGGAAAGATTTAAGCACGATTGACCAAAGTAAACTTATTGAAGCGATAGGTGGAAAATATAGAGGAAACTTTTTAACTGCATTATTAGAAAATTATTCAACATATGAGAAAATGCTTACAGAATATGCAAATGCTTCTGGCTCTGCCACCAAGGAGAATGAGCGAAGAATGCAGTCATGGCAGGCAAAATTAAACCAATTGACGAATACAGTTAGTGAATTTTGGTATAAAACTTTAGATACTAATGCCTTTAAAAAGATGATTGATTCTACTAATTCTTTAGTTAAGTCTTTAGATAATTTAGTCAACAACCCAATGACAAAATGGATAGCTGTAGCTGGACTAGGAGCATTAGCTGGCAAGGCACTAGCTTTAGCTTTTGCCAATGTTAGTACTGGTGGATTGGCATACCAAATTGCGTTATTTAGAATGAGCGTAGCACAAGAGGGGTTAATAGCCACAACTAAAATACTTACAGCTTCTTTATTAACATCACCTTTATTTATAGGTAGTGCAATAGCTCTTAGTATTTACGCAATTGCAAAAGCTATAGATGCAACTACAGTTTCTTTTGCCGAACAGAAGAAGATGGTAGAAGATTTATCAGGAGAGCTTCAATCACTACAATCTGAATATGACCAGCTATCAGGTAAAAATTATTTAACAGATGAAGAACAGAAAAAGTTAGATATATTAGGAAAACAAATAAAAGCTAAACAAGACCTTCTTGAATTAGAGAAAAAAATAGAAGGCGAAAAATATGTAGGTGAATATATAAAACGCAGTGGTGGTGGTTCAACTGCTAATGATAAAAGTGGAGTTGGTGGAAGTCAAAGTCTTTCAAAATTAGATAAAGCTAATCAACAGATAGAAAAATATAAGAGTAATCTTAAAGAGTTAGATAGCATTCAATCTAAAATTGATAAAGAACAAAATGCAGATAAACGAGAAAAACTACAAAAGCAATATGACAATTTATCTGAAAAAGTAGCTAAAGCTAAAGCAAGTTTTACAGAATTGTATTCATCTATGACTGATGAGCAATCTAAGGGTGCAAAATTTACGTCAGAGATGCAACAACAATATAATGTTTTAGGTTCTTTAATCAATGCAACTGATGAATCAAGTAATGGAAATGTAGTATTAGCTAATTCATATGGGTTAGTATCTGATGCATTAGATAAAGTCACAGAAAAGAAATCTTTGACAAAAAAAGAAACTGACCAATTAGTGACTTTATATCCTGAGTTAGCAGATGTTGTAAGTAAAACGTCTGATGGTTTTTATATTGAAGCTGATGCATTAAGTAATTTAAGTGATACTGCTAGACAATCTGCAATATCTCAAATTAATACTCAAATTACGCTGACTAAAAATGTCATTGACCAAACTCAAAAGCGTATATCTGCAATGCAACTTGAAGCTCAAGCACAACAAAAAATCGCAAATATTAGTGCTGGAAGTAATAGTACTTTTGAGAAATATGCTAGTAAAATGACTGGTAAGAATGTAAAATTACCAACTGATTCTAATGTCAATTCTATAGCAAAAGATAATCTGACAAATTTAGAAGGTTTATTAGGTAAATTAAATGCAATAAAAGCAGGAAGTTCATCTTTGGGGAGTGGTGGCATAGCTTCTTCAGGAGATAAAGACAAATCATCTTCGACCCCTTCAGCAATCGAATGGACAGATGAAAGTCAAGCCATAGTAGATACAATCAACCAACAAGTCAAACTAGATACCATTCAAAATGAATCATTAGAACGTCAGTTAAAAGTTGTCGAAGCTTCAAAAGACTACACTAAGCAGATTGAACTTCAAAATCAACTTCTTTCTAACCAGCAAAAAACAGTATCAGACCTTAAAACCGCCAACGATAAAATTCACGCTCAAGCTGAATCAGTACGTTCAAAAACAAAATATAATACTGAATCATGGTTTAATGCTGACAATACTGATACAACATCATATTTAGCTTTATTGAATTCATTCGCTGGCAAAACTGATGATGCTTCTAAAAATGCAGTAGAAAAAATAAAAGCTATTCATGACCAACTAAAAACACTTAAAGATGGCTGGATGTCTAATAAAGATGCTATTGATAGTATGAATAGTTCAATGCAAACTACAGTTGATACTATTAATGATTTAAAAATCAAGGCATTAGAGACTCAGAAAGATGCTCTGCAAGAGATTATTGATTTAACAGTTGAACTCATCAAAAAAGAAAAAGAAGATGAGAAACAGGCAATTCAGGATAAGATTGATGCTTATAAAGATTATATTGATTTACAAAAAGAATCCTTAGAACTTCGTGAAAAAGAAGCATCTTATGATGAATCTGTTGATGAAAAGACTAATGAAATTGCAAAGCTTCAAAAGCAAGCAGACACTTTAGGATTAGATGATAGTCGTGAAGCACAATCACAAAGAGCAGATATATTAGAACAAATTGCTGAAAAGCAGAAAGACCTAAATCAATATCAACATGACGATGCGGTTGAAAAGCAACAGTCAGCTTTAGATAAACAATTAGAATCCTTTGAGAATGAAAAAGACGAAGAAATTAAAGAGATTGAAAATTATCTAAATAAAACTGGTCAGCTTACCAGAGATGCAATGAGGCGTATTGATAATGATGGTTATTCATTATATCAAGATTTGATTAATTATAATGCTGAATATGGTGACAAATTAGAATCTGAAATAGTTAGTGCGTGGGAATCAGCGACAAAAGCACTAGAACAATATGGTAGTACTTTAAATGCTATTACAAGTATGAATAATGCTATCAATGCTCATAGTTCCGATTCTACAAATTCTAGTTCTTCAAAATCCGATGTAATTTCTCAAATGCAAGCTAATGCTAAAGCATGGTTTGATGCAAACGGAGATGAGCGAAAAAGATTATCAGCACAGAATGATAGTCTAGGTGCTAGTATAAATGCTTATAAAGATTATTCAAGTGGTAAATGGTACACAGACTACACTAAGAAAACACCTTTGTTCCATAATGGTTATGAATCAGGATTTGTAGGTGGGAATGTACCAATAAGTTTAAAGCAGAATGAATTATTAGCTTTATTACAAGACGATGAATTAGTATTTAACAAAGACCAACAAGAAAGGTTATTTGATGGAATGAACATGTTTAAAAATATAGTTCAACCTATGAATACTAATTTTGCTAGTAGTATAAACAATAATAATGGAATTCATTTAACAGTTGAAGCACCAGTTACAATAACAGGTAATGCAGATAGTTCAACTATTCAACAATTAGAGAAATTTGGTGATTCATTAGTTGATAAAACAATTACAAAACTTAATACTTCATTTAATCTTAAAGGTTTAAACTTTGGGATTTAAATGATTAAATACAAAGCTCTATCATTAATTTGGTAGAGCTTTATTAATTAGAATATAAAGAAAGGAGATACAAGGAATGGCTTTAGAAGGTGATAGATTTATATTTGATGGAATACCTAGTGATTATTATAATCTTATGCTTTATACATTTGATGGTAGTGGAAAAGAAGAATCTGATTTAGGTACAAATGTAAAAATTATTGAAGATAGAATTAGTAGAAGATGTGACGGATTACATTATGGTACTACTAAAAATGACCAATTAACATTTCCTATTACATTTGGTAGCTTAGATTATTTAGACCAATACGATGTAGACGTAATTGCTGGTTGGCTTACAGGACATAACACTTATAAGATTTTAGAAATTCCACAACCTGATATGGAATATGTAAGATACAAATGTTTCTTAAATAATATGAAAAAAGTCACTATTGCAGGTGTACCAATTGCATTTACTTGTGATGTGGTTTGTGATAGTCCGTTTGCTTACAGTTATCCTATGGATTATGTATATATTGTTAATGGAGAAACCTCTGTTTCTTTGTTTAATAAAACATCATTCAATGGTAATTTGTATCCTAAAATGACTATAACACCATCAAATCTTACAAGTGAAATCTCAATTCAAAATCTAAGTGACAATAACAGAATATTTAAATTTACAGATATTCCTTATTCTTCTGGAATGATTATAAATATAGATAACAAAAATCAACTCATAACAACTAATATAACAGACTTGAATTTATATCCAAAATTTAATAACAAGTTTTTTAGACTAATTAAAGGACAAAATAATTTGCTAATTAAAGGCAACGGAATAATAACTATAACATGTGAATATCCAATGAAAGTAGGAGGGTGATATTAATTGATAGTAAATTTTTCAGATATAAAATTTGATACATATGGAAATATCGAAGACCCTACTATAATACTTAAAAATTTAGATGAAACAGTTATTTGTACATTAGGCAACTATTATAATCTAAAACTTAATTTAAAATTTAATAATATTTCTGAGGTTACATTTGATATTCCTGCCCATTTTATAGAAGATGGTAATACTATAAAAACCCCATTTTATTCGCATATATCAGGTATGAAATTAGTTGAAATAGAACCATTTGGCAACTTTATTTTAAGTAAGCCTAAAACCAAGGGTGATGGAATAAAAGAGATAAAATCATGTACCGCTTACTCTTTAGAGTATGAGTTTAATAACAAGAATATTTATTTACCTTCAGGAACTTATAATTTCTATAATCCAGTAGACATCGATAATACGGTAATAGGGAATATAAAAAAACTTATGCCACATTGGAACATAGGCACAATCTCTAGTAGTTTAGTAGGTAAATATAGAACATTTGAAGTGAATAATCAGAAATTGTATGGCTTTATGATGAATGATATTCAAAAAACATATAATTGTGTGTTTATATTTGATACTTATACTAGAACATTCCATGTAAGAGATGCAAATGAAACAGTAGTTAATAGCCCAATATTTTTATCATATGATAATTTAATTAAAGAAGTTGAAATAGAAGAACAGACAGATAATTTAGTTACCGTATTATCAGCTTATGGGGCAGACCCCGTGACAATTAGAAATGTCAATCCTATTGGAACAAATAAAATATATAATTTAGACTACTTTATTCAGACTGGTAGTTTGTCAAATATTATAACAGAAAAGTGGAATTTGTGGAAAACTAATTTTCAATTACAACAACCTATTTATAACACACTTTCAACATTTTATAATATGGAAGTTGCGAATCTCATAACAGAACAAGCTAATTTAACTACCCTAAATAATCAGTTAAAAGTATTAGAAACTACACAAAAAGCTATTGCTAAAGCTATTGCTGAAGGTAGCAGTAATCAATCTGCATTAGATGATGTTAATGAACAAATTAGAGATAAAGAGTCTGAAATATCTCAGCAAGAAGATAAGATAACAATTATTCAGAATAGAATCAATGATTATAAAGCACAAAAGGTTGCAATCAATAATACATGTTCGTTTAATACATACTTTACAGAAGATGAAATAAATAAACTTCAATCATATTTTAAAGAAGAAACATTACAAGATAGTTCTTTTGTTGTTTCAAGTGTTGACAGTTATGATTCATCTAACGTTGCTAATAGTATAACTAATGGAGTATTGTATATTGAAAATGCAGATATAACAGAAGTTCAAGTTGATTCACAATTAAATAAAAGAATATTTGATGTTAAGAGTGGAATAATTAGAGTCAATGGAAATGAATTTAATTTAAATGCTGACATTGTTAGACTTACTTTAGAATTAAGATTAGATTCTAATGAATATATTTTAAGTTCATTCACCAACCATTCAACTATAAATAGTATTACATATAACGGTGCAAGTATAACATCTAAAGGAATCATATCAGGATTTTCATTTAATGATGATATTAATTTTAATATTGATAATGGAACGGTATATATTACTAAAGAAGTTACAGAATATCAACAACAAACAGTAGAACAAGATTTATATAATTATGCTGTTAAAACTTTGAATGATATGGCTTTTCCTTCGTTTGTATTTAGTATTGATAGTGCCAATTTATTATTCTTAAAAGAATTTGAACCATTCAAAGATAAATTAACTTTAGGTAATTCTATTACTTTAGCTTTAGATGATGAAAAGATTATATATCCTATTTTACTTGAAGTGTCTCTTGATTATGAATCTAAGAATAGTTTTAGTTTGAAATTTAGCGATACATATAGTCTTAATGACCCTGCGTTTAAAAATGCTGATTTGTTAAAACAAGCAATAACAATGGGTAGTACAGTTGATTTTAATAAATATAACTACTCGAAATTTTTAGATAGTGGTGCTAGTACTCAAATAAATAGTTTTATGAATTCTGCTTTAGATGTTAGTAAAAATGCTATTTTGAGTGGAGCTAGGCAAGGTATTGGTTGGGATGAAAGTGGTTTTCATTTAAGACAGTGGAATGAAACTAAAACGGCTTATTTACCTGAACAAATAAGTATGATTAATAACGGAATTGTATTTACAGATGATGCGTGGAATACAGCTAAAATGGCAATAGGCAAATTCGTAGATAAAAATTTAGGTACTCAATGGGGTATTGTTGCTCCTATGTTAGCTGGAACTTTTATTGCAGGTAAGAACGCAATGATTGAAAATATATCACCTGAAGGGAAAAATGTTCAATTTAGAGTTGATGGAACTGGTGTATATCTTAATAATTCAAGATTTCTCACTAGCTATGGTAATACTCAAATTGCAATAGACCCATCAATTGGAATTGCTATTGGA